TAGAAGTTCGCAACGAAGCTGCACACGGTGGTATTTTCGATCTGTCTTGATAGATCGGTAATTAGTAAGTAGAATGGGGGGTGGGTAACTGCCCCTCATTTTATGATTACATACATTCAAGGTGGTCTTGGCAATCAGATGTTCCAGTATGCTGCTGGACTGGCTGTATCCAAACGACTACAAGAGCCGTTGTTTTTAAACAACAGTTTCTACGAAGTAAACAAAAGTAGACAATACGAACTAGGGGTTTTCCCTATATCTGCTACTGTTACAAACGAACAGGCAAAGCTGATAGAGGAAAAAGGCTTTAGATACCAAAACATTACTGAATCAGGAATGATAGTGGGTTATTGGCAGTCGGAGAAGTATTTTGCTGACATTGCCGACCAAGTAAAAAAAGAGTTTTACCTACCAAAAGCGTCAATAGAAGATGACATGGTGGCAGTAACAGTAAGGCGTGGGGACTACCTTAGCCTGCCTGATGTGTTTCATAACCTTGGCGAAAGTTATTACCGAGATGCGCTAGAGATATTCCCAGAACACAAAACAGTCGTGTTTTCGGATGACCCAGCCTGGTGTTCGGCAAACCTAGAATGGGCTGATTTTGTAATGCCATGCAATACAGCGATACAAGATTTAGCTCTACTTTCTTCTTTTAAAAACCATATAATAGCTAATAGCTCTTTTGGTTGGTGGGGAGCTTGGCTTGCCAATGGTAATACTGTAGTTAGTCCTAAAGATTGGTTTACCAATGGCTTAGATACTACCGACCTAATACCTGATAGGTGGATTAGGATTTGAAAAAGATAATTGATGTACAAAATGGCGTTACTCGCATAGCATACGATGATGGTGAAGGTGGTCTGATTATTCAGTCTGTAACCGAGATGAGCGACTTTATCGAGTACACAAAGGCCAAGTATGCAGAGAATAGTACCGGCAAAGGTTGGGGTGATAATCCCATAGACGCTAGAAACCACATTGCTACATTGCCTTCTGAGATTATTAACGACCTAAACACAAAGGGATTGATGCGTGGCTATCACATCATTGATCCAAAAGGCTTAAAGAAGTGGCTAAACGACCCTGAGAACAGAGTATTCCGTACCCGTGGGGGTATCGTATGAGAATCGCTATATGTATTCCAGCCAGAGGGCAGATGGAAGTAGCAACAGCGTTTGACCTAGCAGCATTAGTTGGCTACATGGTTAAAACGACTAAGCACGACATAGACATTTATACGGCAGCAGGCACATTGATATTTGACCAGCGCAATCAGTTGGTAAAAACATCGTTGGCAGCAAAATGCGACTACATTGTGTTTATTGATGCAGATATGCGTTTTCCAAAAGATACGATTACGCACCTACTAAAGCACAATAAAGACATTATTGGAGTAAACGCTACAACCCGTACAGAGCCAGTAATCCCCACAGCTAAAACCTTAAAAATTGAGGAAAACGGTGATTGCACCTGGTTGCCAATTTACTCTAATAGCCTTAAGGGCATAAGCAAGGCTGACGGTATAGGCTGCGGTGTAATGATGATTAAAGCAAGCGTATTTAAAAAACTAGAAGAACCGTACTTTTACTTTGAGCAGTTGCCTAATAACAAGTTATTGGGCGAGGATATTTACTTCTGCATCAAAGCAAAAGACGCAGGAATTGATACTTGGGTAGACCATGACTTATCTATGGGGATAAAGCACATTGGTCAATATACTTATAGCTGGGCAAACATAGAGAAAACATAATGGCTTATACAAACTACACGGATTTGCAGGCTTCAGTTGCAAGTTACTTGGGGCGCAATGATTTATCCGCAGTAATCCCTGACTTTATTCGTTTTGCAGAAACACGCCTAGCAAGGGATCTGCGTACTCGCCTAATGCTCAAGTCGGCTACTGCAACCATGACGGCTGGTGATGCCCGTGTAGCCTTGCCAACCGATTTTTTAGAGATTCGTGACCTGTTTACGCAGGGAAATCCTCGGATGCCAGTAACCTATCTGTCCCCTAGCGGCTTCACAAGAGATGCTAGGGCAGATGAGTCTGGCTTACCAGTTTTCTATACCGTATTGGCACAAGAGTTCCAATTTGCCCCAATCCCTGATACAGCTTATGTATTAAAGGTTTTGTATTATGCAAAGCCGCCTGTACTATCTAGCACAGTTTCGTCTAATGTATTCCTAGCGAACTACCCTGATGCTTTGTTATATGGCGCATTGATAGAGGCAGAGCCTTACCTAATTAACGATGTTAGATCGCAAACATGGGCAACCTTGTACGATAGAGCAATTAAGAACATTTCCGATGCAGACCAAGGTGGTGAATATTCGGGTATACCCTTACAAATGAAACTTACCTCACGATAGGAATAAACATGGCTGAAATTTCAAACTACCTTGAAAACGCACTAATTAACGCAACCCTTAGAAACACGGCTTTTACATCACCATCAGTCGTATATGTTGGTTTGCATACTGCCGATCCAACGGATGCTGGCACAGGTACAGAAGTTAGTGGTGGCTCTTATGCTCGTCAAGCAGCTACTTTTGGCGCACCTAGTAATGGCGTATCTACAACGACAGCCGATATTACTTTCCCACAGGCTACTGCAAGCTGGGGAACGATTGGCTGGATCTCTATTCGTGATGCGCTTACTAGCGGAAATATGCTTTATTACACAGCATTAGACACATCTAAAGTTATTGATACTGGCGATATTTTTAAGATTGCAGCAGGCAGCTTAACCGTCACTTTGGCGTAATGAGCAATGCCAGCCGATTATTGTGGCCCGTTCACAATAGACAATATTGATCTATTTGGAACGCTAGAGCAGATAAATGTTAGCTTTGATGACGCAGTTTGGAATTCAGCAGATACCTGTATCCGTTACGCTGATGGCGCTGTTGCTGGAACTGGCAATGTAAACGCAGATGCCTTTGCAATACGAGATGCAATAGGCTCAATAAACACAACAGGAACAATAGCAGCAGATGCTTTTAGAATTAGGCTGTTTACAGGGGCTATAACAGGCTCAGGAACGGTTGTAGCAGATGCGGTAATGGTACGGCAAGGCACAGGTGAAATAAACGGCATAGCGAGCGTTACAGCGCTTGGTGGGGTTGAATATAACGGAGATGCTACTGTAAACGGTGAAGTTACAGTAAATGCTACTGCTTTTGCGGTTTATTCTAGGGTTGGCTCTGTAAACGGAGAGGCTACAGTAGTTTGCTTGGGGCGCATTTTAGGCGATGAATGGATTGACGAAACGGCTGGGTCAGAGTCATGGACAGATATACAGCCAAGCCAAGATACATGGACTTTGGCATCAGAAAGCTCGGATAGTTGGACACCAATTACCCCATCGACAGATACTTGGACAAACAAAAATATTGGAAATGAAACATGGCGCTAAGTCGTATTACATTCGGAGAATGGACTCCTGACCAGCCTGGCATTAGTAATGGCCTGCGAAAAGCAGAAAATGTGTATTCCAAGCAACTTGGCTATGGTGCAATTCCTACTTCTGTAGACTATTCTCTTGCAGCAGATCAGGCATTAAACAGCGTAGTAGCTGCCAAGACAACGGTAGGCGGCACATTGCTGTTTGCTGGCGGTGATACCAAGTTATTTAAATTAGACCCATCAGACCTGTCATTAGACAATGTATCCAAGGCTGGTAACTACACTACATCCGCAGATCAGCGCTGGAAGTTTACCCAATTCGGTAATGTGTTAATTGCTGCTAACGGCACAGCCAAGCTACAAGGCTTTAATGTTAATAGCTCATCCTTATTTGCTGATTTAGCCGCAGATGCACCAACCGCACGATATGTAACCGTAGTGCGTGATTTTGTAGTATCCGGCAATATTCAATCAAATAACCCAAATCGGGTGCAATGGTCAGCTTTAGGCGATGAGTCATCATGGACAACCAGCGCAACAACGCAGGCTGATTTTCAGAACATTCCTGACGGTGGCACAGTCGTAGGTTTAACAGGTGGCGAGTTTGGCCTAGTTTTTATGGATCGAGCAATCCATAGGATGTCGTATGTTGGTAGCCCTTTAGTATTCCAGTTTGACAATATTAGTAGAAACTTAGGCTGTTATGAGCCAAACTCCATCATTCAGTATGGCGGCACATCGTTCTTTTTAGCGGATGATGGCTTCTATGCTTGTGACGGACAGAACATTATCCCTATTGGGAATGAGAAGGTAAACCGCTACTTTTTTGATGATGCAGACCAAGGTATTCTCTACAAAATGTCTGCTGCGGTAGATCCAACCAAGAAGTTAATTATTTGGGCTTACGCATCACAAAGTTCGGCAACGGCTGATAAGTTGATTATCTACAATTTTCAAACGCAGAAGTGGACAAGTGGCACAACAACGGCAGACCGTATTGCTAGTACATCAACTCCATCGGTAAACCTAGAGGGTATGGATGTATTTGGCAACTTAGATACGATTTTGACCAGCTTTGATAGCCGTTTATGGTTAGGCGGTAAATTGCAGTTGGCTGGCGTAGATGGCGCAAAGATTGTTACATTTACAGGCGCAAACGCAACCGCAACAATAGAAACGGGCGATATAGAAGTGCCAGGCGCAACATCAGCAATTACGATAGCAAAACCAATCGTTGATGATGGATCAGCAAGTATGGCAATTAACTCTCGCAGACTGTTAAATCAATCGGTTTCATTTGGGTCGCAGGTTGCTGCTGATGCTGAAAATCGTGTAAGTATCCGTAGCGTAGGTAGATACCATAGGTTACAATTAACACCTACAGGTAACTGGACTTCTGTTGTCGGGACTGATATAGATTTGACTGGATTAGGGACTAGATAATGTTTAGACGATTACCGCCTTTTGGTGGAGATCAGCGAGCTGTCGCTGAAATCGTTAATGGCATTATGGATGGTAAAACCAATAATACCGGCACAGTTACATTAGCAACAGGAAACGCAACAACCACTACGATTACAGACGCTCGTATTGGCATAGATTCTGTCATATTGTTAGCACCAAATTCTGCTGCGGCTTTTGCTGATACTGCTCCTTATGGAGCGTTTCAGGATTTATCGTACACAACACTAAGCGGCAACATCAATTCTTCTGTAACAACAGTCCCAGTAGTCAGCACCAGTGGATTTAGGTCTGCTGGGGTAATAAGAATTAACAATGAAATTATTAGTTACACCGGAAAAACATCTACATCATTTACTGGATGCACCCGTGGCGATTTTGGAACATCAAACGCATCACACAACTCTGGTGAGTTTGTGCATGGTTCACAAGCCCTGGCATCTGGAGGAAGTGCGGCAGTAAAATTAAACACAACCAATCTTAGTAATGGTATTTCTTTGGTAGAAGAATCAAAGATTACTGTTGCAAACCCTGGTATTTATAACTTTTCTTGGTCTGCACAAATCAACAACAATTCTTCTGGCATCAAGAACATCTACGCATGGATCAAAAAGAACGGCACATCCGTTGATGGTTCAAATGGTTTGGTATCTGTTCACGGAAGTGCTGGTGGCATAGATGGTCATACGATTATTGCTTGGAATTACTTTGTGAATTTAGTGGCTAATGACTATGTTGAGTTTTGGTGGTCTCCTACCGACCAGAAACTTACCATAGATAGTTATGAGCCAGTAGCACCTGCCCCAGCAACCGCTGCGGTTATTGTTACTGTGAATCATATTGCGCCACAATCGTACTCAAACATCTATGTTAGTTCTCAGACAAACGGAAGTGCAGTAATCACGCATTTTGCCAACAGTACGGCAAGCAAAACTTATAAATATGTAATCGTAGGATAAAAGGAAATAAAATGGCAACAGTAACCAGTACCCAACAATCACAAATTGATCCAGTCATCAGGCCATATTTAGAGCAAGGTTTATCTACTGCTCGTAATCTGTTTTTGGGCGGTTTTCAGCCACAACTGTTTCCTGGTCAAATGTATGTCAGCCCATCGCAGCAGACATTAACTGGCTTGCAACAGCAAGAGCAGTTGGCTATGCAAGCAAATCCTATGCTGCAACAGGCTCAACAGGCATACGGCTCGTCATTAGGTCAAATTGGACAAACTGCTGCTGGCGGCTTTTTAAACGCTAATCCTTTCCAGCAACAGATGATGGAAGCGGCTACACGCCCATTACAGCAACAGTTTAGCAACCAAGTCCTTCCAGGCATTGCTAGTCTTTATAGCAAGTCAGGTCGATTAGGTAGTGGTGCTATGGAAAGCGCATTAGGTCAAGCAACAGAAGCCTATACTCGTGGTTTAGGCGATGTTACTGGCGCACTTGCTGGACAGCAATTCCAAGCAGAACGAGCATTGCAACAGCAGGCTCAATTAGGTCAAGCAGCATTAGCAGCACAAGCCCCACAAATGTATGCACAACAATTCTTGCCATCACAAACATTGATGGATGTAGGCGCACAGCGAGAGGCTATTGCATCTCAGCCATTGCAAGAGCAAATGCAGCGTTTCTCATACTCACAGCAATTACCGTATCAGCAATTAGCAGGTTTCCTGTCATCTGTATATGGATCGCCTATGGCTGGATATGGTACACAAACTTCTACACAGACTATGCCAACAAATACAGCAGTTGGTGTTTTAGGTGGAGCAGGTTTAGGCGGCTTATTAGGCTATGGTTTAGCACAGGCAGCGCCACAGACCTTTGGTTTTGGCGGTGGTTACGGAGCGCCTGTATTGGGCGCATTGGCAGGTGGCGCACTCGGTAGGTTGTTCTAAATGGATGAACAATATCTCCGTGACCTATATACGCAAGTATTAGGGCGTGAGCCAGACCCAGAGGGCTTTGCTCATAACTTAGCGCTGCTAGAGTCTGGCGCAATCAACATAAGCGAACTTACTAACGCTTTTGTTACATCGCCAGAAGCGCAGCAAAATTCCATTCCTGCCGCAAAAGAACAGCAAGCCGCACAAGGCTTGTTAGGTGGGGTAGGAATAAATACAGAAGAAAGAGCAAAAGAATTAGCCGATCAAGTTTATGGCGCATACTCATCAAATGTAAATTATGATGCCGAGCTAAACGAACTAAACTCTCTTGCAGCTATTGACCCTGAGGCTTTTTACAAATCAAGAATTAACTTGCTTGGTAAGCAAATGGGTTGGCAGGTCGGCCAAAATACTAGCGGAGAAAATGTAAAGTATGAGGCTGAATTAAACAGTTTACTTGCAGGAGCAAAGCAAGCTGGATTGTCTAATGAAGAAGTTAATACATTAGTCACAAGTGGCGCTAATCAAGCAAACCGAGAGAATCAAGAACGAATTGCTAGAGATGCTGCAAGAGGTCAAGGATGGGTTAATCAAAACATTCCAGGTGGCTTTGCAACTTTAGGCGCTTTAGCTGCTGCAATCGCTGCCCCTTATGCTTTAGGCGCATTTGGCGCTGGGTCTGCTGGCGCTGCTGGCGCAGGTGCTGCTGGTGCTGCTGGTGCTGCTGGGGCTGGCGGTTTAGAGGCTTATATGTTGGCTGCTGGATTAAATCCAGGCACATTTGCTGGATCTGCATTTGCTCTACCAGGTGCTCTTTCACTTGCCCCAGAGATAGCATCTGCTTTAAATACTGCTAATTTTACGCTTCCAACTATTCCTGGCGCTGCACCATATACACCTTCTGCGTTTGGCACATTAACACCTCCCCTTACTGGTTCTGGCGCTGTTGCAGGCGGTATGTCTACTGCTATACCAGGCGTAGGATTAACTGGTGCGTTGCCGTCAGGGGTAATGGTTGGAAACGGCACTTTAGGCACAACGATGGGCGCTACCTATATGGCTGCTGGCCCAGGTCAATTTGCCGTAGATGCTATGGGCAATGCTATTCCAGCAAGCTCTGTTGGTATTGACGGTTTTGCTCCAGCATCAGGTATTAGCAATGCCTTATCTAGCCTTGGCAATGTACTAAATTCACCATTAGGTAGATTAGGCGTTATGGGTGGATTAAGCGCATTATCAGGTGGCGGTCAGCAACAGCAACCTATTCCACAAATGGCAGGCGGTGGCGGTACTTTTGCACCAAGAGGTCAAGTTGATTACCGACCAATACTAGATTTACTAGCACCAAGGCAAATTAGTAGAACTTCTTTACTAGGATAAATTATGGCTCAAGATTTTATTTCCACACTATTAGGCGCACCGCCAGACTATTCCAGCGTGTTTAGTCCTGAGCAGCAACAGCAAATGCAATCTAGGGCAAACCAACAAGCGTTACTAGGTAGCTTAGTAACCATGCTAGGTATGTCTGGCCCACAAACTAGAAAAGTGGGAACAGGACAAGCTCTAGGCTCTGCATTAGGCGCAGGCTTAGGTGCATATCAAAGCAGTTTTGATACGACACTAAAGCAAATGCTTGCAGGGCAACAGTTAGCCGAGTACAAGCAAAAGCAAGAAGCTCGTAAACGCTATGAGCAGGCGATTGCTGCCGCTACTACACAAAGACCACAAGCTATTCCAATGTCTACTGATGTAGGTTCGCAGTTAGAGATGCTATCTCGCCCTGAGTTTGGTGGCGCAATGGCAGAGCCAGAAACTATTGCTGCATTGCGTGGAAACCTGCCGATGACCAATATAGTTGATCCTGCCGCAGCGCAACAAGCAGCGTTAAATCTTTTGCGTGATACAGATATTGCTAAGTATTTAGAACTAACAACACCAAAAACAGAGGCAACACCTGCAAAAGTAAAAGAATTTGAATATGCTGTTCGTAATGATGGATATAAAGGAACTTTTACTGACTTTATTAGGTCTGGTACGCCATCTACTAATGTCAGCGTTTCTATGGACAAGGGTATTGCATCGCAAATTGGCCCAATGCTAAAAGATGAAAGAATCCAAGCACAAGGCGCAGCAAGTCAAATTGACGCATCAGATCGTATTATTCAAGCTGTAGATACCAATAAAATTATTGCTGGCCCAACTGCAAGTGCGCAGTTACGATTAGCACAAGTTGGATCAGTTTTGGGTATTACTGGGGCAAATACGGCAGAAACGATTGCTAATACTCGCCAAGCTATTCGTGGGTTTGCAGAACTTACATTACAAGGTCGTAAGTCTATGCGTGGCGAAGGCGCTATTACTGAGTCAGAAGGCAAATTGGCTGAAAGAGCATTTTCGGGAGATATTGATTCTCTAACGCCTGCTGAAATTAAACAACTTGCAAACGCATCAAAGCGATCCGCAGAGTTTAGTTTAAATGAATACAATCGTAAGTTAGAAGCATTAAAGAAAGACCCTGCAACTGCACAATTAGTGCCGTTTTATGAAGTTAATCGTATGCCTGCTGCACCTGCCCCTATTAAAAGATTTAATCCTAAAACAGGTAAGGTTGAATAATGATTATTGATATTCCAAAAGTCGGGCAAGTTGAGTTTCCAGATTCAATGTCTGAGGCGGAAATCAATAAAGCCGCTAAAAAACTGTATGACGAAGCTGGAGGCGAAGCGCCTAAAAAAGGCACTATGCAGAGATCCGCAGAAATCGTTACTAGGGGCGCTGCTCCTGCCGTAACTGGCGCTGCATTAGGCGGTGCTGTTGGAGGCCCAGGAGGGGCTGTATTAGGCTCTATGGCTTTGCCTTTAGGTGATGCGCTAAACAGCCTAATCAACCTAATTGGAAAAGGTAATGTAGGCGCTGAAAATCTAATTCGTGGGCAAATGGGCGTACCTCCCACACAAGGCTATCAACTGCCTATGCCTAGCCAAGTTACATCACAAATGATGACACAAGCAGGTTTAGCAGAGCCACAAAGTCGTGGTGAGCGTATGTTAGAAGCCGGAAGCGGTGCAGTTGGCTCTACATTGGCTCAGTTACCAGCATTGGCTAGATTAGGTACGCAGGCTACAAGTCAAGCAGTCAGGGAAATATCAGGAAGAATGGCGCAAGCCCCTGTAGCCCAAACTGTTGTATCAGCCCCAGCAGCAGGCGCAGCACAATATGTAACCGAAGTTACTGGTAGCCCTTTAGCTGGCATGGCAGCCGGTGTAGCTACAGGCGCAGCAGGCGGCACAACTTTAACTCGCAGACCAGCAACTAAAACGCTTACGCAAGAACAGTTGGCAGAAGAATCAACTCGTTTATTTGCTAAAGCAAGAGAATCTGGAGTATTGCTAGATTCTAATAAGTTTGTAAATGACATGGATCGGATTGGTCGCAATCTCCGAGAAGAAGGATATACAGCCAAAGCCTATCCTAAGATTGCCTCTGCATTAGATGAGCTACAAAACCGCACAACTCCAAAAGATTTTGTAGAGTTGCAGTCTTTACGCAAGATGATTAAAGGCGCACAAGCAAGTGCAGATCCAGCAGAGCGTAGATTAGCCTCTATTTTGGTAGATGAATTTGATGATTACATTATAAAAGCGCCTGACTCATCTGTTATTGGTGGAAGCAAAGAAGCCATTAGCACATGGAAAGAAGCTAGAACAACATACTCCAAATTAAAGAAAGCTGAAATATTTGAGGATATGTTGGCAAATGCTGAATTAGACAAATCTAAATTTGTAGCATCAGGCGAAGAAAACTCAATGGCACAGCAGTTGCGCCAATTAGCAAAAAACGACAAAAAAATGCGTTTATTTTCTGCCGAAGAACAAAAGGCAATTAAAGATGCCGCAAAGGGCGGTACATTGCAAAACTTGTTAAAGTTTTATGGTCGTTTTGCACCTACTGGCCCGATAACTGGCGCTATTGCAGGAGCAGGGTCAATACTTAGCCCAATGGTAGGAATTCCGTTGGCAGCAGGCGCAGCAGGCTCACGAGTTTTAGCAACCGATTTACGCAGAAACGCAATAGAAAACCTTATAGAACAAATGCGCTTAGGCGCACCACCCCAACTTCAGCCAAGAACGCAAAATGTACCAGTAACAGGTTTGCGTGGTTTATTAGCAACAGAAAACCAAGTAGAATAGATATAATTAAGGAAAATCATGGCCTACACAAAATACTCCCTTACCCCAGCAGATAATAACTCTGCACCTCCTAATGGCGCTCCAGAGGGAATGTTGCCATCAGCCGTAAACGATACGATGCGAGATATGATGGCGCAGATTCGTGATGTTGGCGATGGCATTAGGGATGGCACATATACCATGACTGCTGCTAAGATTACTGGCGGCACGATTACTGGCGTTACCTTTACCTCTATCGTAGTAACTGGCGGCTCTATTACCGGCATTACCGATCTAGCCGTAGCAGATGGCGGTACAGGCGCTTCTACATTAACAGGCATTATTAAGGGTAGTGGAACATCTGCTCTTACTACCGCTACTGTTGGCGTAGATTATGCTGGTATTGATACGGCTCAGACCTTTACAAAAGGCCAGCGAGGCGAAATCACCACATTAACCGATGGGGCTACTGTTACCCCTGATATGGCTGATTCAAACAACTTTACCCTTACATTGGGTGGAAACCGTACTTTAGCTAACCCTAGCAACTTAACTGCTGGTCAGTCAGGCTCTATCTTTATCGTTCAAGACGGCACAGGTAGCAGAACATTAGCCTATGGTAACCAATACGACTTTATTGGTGGCACAGCCCCAACCCTGTCTACCGCAGCCAATTCTGTAGACCGCATAGATTATGTAGTTCGTACTACAGGCTCTATCCATTGTGTATTTACAGCTAACTACAGTTAAGGTAAATAATGAGTGTAATTAACTCTCAGCCTCTTATTGGCGCATCAGGCAATCAAGGCGGTGTATATAACCTTACTCGCTCACTACGGTTTCGGTCTAGTGCTACTGCTTACCTAAACAGAACTCCAGCAAGTGCTGGTAATCGTAGAACTTGGACTTGGAGTGGTTGGGTTAAGCGAGGCGGTTTAGGATCTACTGCAACTTTAATTGCAGGAACAAGTAATTCCGCTAATGAGGTTATTACAGCATTAAGATTTAGAACAGATAATTGCTTAGAATTGGTTAGTTACAATGTTTCTTTCACAACTCAGCTTGTAACTACTCAAGTATTTCGTGACCCAAGCGCTTGGTATCATATTGTTGCTCATTATGATACAACCCAAGCAACCGCATCGAATCGTGCAAAGATATATGTAAACGGACAACAAGTAACAACATTATCTACAGCATCTTACCCATCACAAAATTACGATGCTTTTATAAATACAACTGGGCCACACGGAATAGGCTCTTTATCATTTGGTGGGTCATTTGTTGAGTTTTTTGACGGCTACCAAACGGAAGTTAATTTCATTGATGGACAAGCCCTAGACGCATCCTCATTCGGTGAAACATCCGCTACTACAGGTGTATGGATTCCTAAGAAATACACAGGAACATACGGTACTAATGGATTCTATTTGCC